TTTGCACCAGTAGTGTTAGCATATAAAGCGTAATTACCGATAGCACTATTGTTACTGCCAGTTGTATTACCACCTAAAGTTTCAACACCTAAAGCAACATTTGCAGAACCATTAGAGTTACTATAAAGAGCCTTGTAACCTAAAGATGTTACGTTGCCAGTAGTATTACTATACCCTGCCTGATACCCAACCGCAGTGTTGTTGCTTGCGGTGGTGTTGAACAGTAGTGCAGATGTGCCTAGTGCAGTGTTTTGGCTGCCCGTATTGTAGTATAAAGTATTTGTGCCAAGGCCAGTATTATTAGTTCCTGTGTTGCTAAGTAGAGATTGGGTTCCAATCGCTGTATTGTTAGCCCCTGTTGATGCGTTTGATAGCGCAGCATCACCCAGCGCCACGTTTTGTGACCCAACAGGATAATTCCCGTCCAGCTTAATCGTGCCGCCATCCACAGTCAGCCCATCGCTGGTCAAAGTCCCCGTGATGTCTACGCCTGTGCTGGTGGTGGCGAGTTTGACGGAGTTGTCGTAGTACAGAGATACCGCAGCATTATTTGCAAATGTTGCCAAATTTTCGCCGCTTACCGTTTGCAACAAAACACCAGTGCCATTTGATCTTATTTTAAGTTGGCCTGTTCCATTCTCATCTACATAGCTATGCGACCCATCATGGTAAATCTGTAGGTCAGACCCAGCACCAAAGATGGCTTTGACGTTATCACCCATGCTTAGGTTGCCCGTCATGGTATCGCCAGTGATCCTGACAAAGCCAGTAGCTGTATCTAGGGCATTCTTAAGTTCACTAAAGACTATCTTCTTAGTTTCTGTAGCTGATGTATCTACAATAGCTATAGCATCATCGTCAGCTACGTTAGCCCCAGTAAGGGCTGTTAATTCTGAGATTTTCTGATCCGCCAAGACCTTATCCTTTCCACATATTAGGCCAAGACCGATTACCTTTACTCAGGTTTTGTTCGGCTGGCATTATCCTTAAGTTCCACCATACATGTAATCCGCAAACTGTACTACCTTGCAGCGGGACTATGTGATCAACATGATGTTTTTTACCTGTACTTTTTGTAGCGTTTATACAAGCCCTATATATACTTTTTATCCTATCTTCGTGGAGTTTGTCGATCCAACATGGGATAGCTTTTAATTTAGCTGTTCGTCTTTTAGCGCAATTACTAAAAACTACATCTTTATTTTTATAATAGTATTGACGAGCCTTGAATTTATTTTGTTCGTGGTTTTTATAGTAGTTAGCTGAGGTTGCAGAGTTTCTCTTTTCTTTATTACGAGAGTAATAATCTCTAGCTCTTAATCTTGCACACTTCCTACAAGACCTAGAGAAACCACTTTTAGTATGTTTATCCTTATTAAACAGGTCAACAGAAAGATATTCTTTACAAATATAACACCGTTGATCTGCCATTTTTATTATTCCTTATCCCTTATCTGAGTTCTGCCCAAGTTGATATAAAACCACTACCCAAATTTAACCTGTAATAGATGTTATTTGGAATAATACTACTGTCTGTAGTAAGACCATTGATGTCTTTGTGTCTTGATATTACTACAGAACTAGACATATCTGAATTTGGAGACACTTCAAAACTTGACGTTTGACCACCCCCAGCTTGTATAACAACAGAAACTGATATCGGCCTACCTGTGGTGTTTTGATAGGTAGTATTTAATGCCCTGCTACCTGCTAAGCTCTGCCATGTTTGACCTACACCTAAAGCATAGTCACCTACAACCTCAGTTGCTGATGCAGCTACCTTAGCTGGTGACACAAGGCTCTCAGTAGTACCTGTACCAGTTTCCCATGTGGCTGTAGATTGATCTCCTAGTAGACCAGTTTGAGTGCCAGAAGTGTTTACTACCTGAGTATCATCTAGGATGCGAAACTTATCATTTGTTTGATCTAGGTAAGCTACAGAGATCCAAGCATCATTACCTTCAGCCCTAATCTTTAAGATGTTATCGCCTGTGTCATACCACCACATATTAGCAAAGGTAGTGCTAGGAGCAGATGATCCTGAGTTGTTTGTAGCTATAGCTGATAGGACGTTGTTAATGTCGGTTCTAGCATTAGCTGCTGTTTGGTTAGCTATGTTGTAGTCGTGTTGTGCCATATTAGTATTCCACTATCCCTTCCAAGACGCTTATGCTTGGTGATACGTTATTGCTGGTACTGTCGAGTTCAGCTTTGAATTTAAATGCTCTGCCTGTGAGTTCACCAGCAGCTACAACGAAAGATCCCCATGTAGGAGAACCAGCAGGGTCATCATTAGTTGCAGCTACATAAATAGTTGTACTGAAGTCACCATAGGGTTGATCCTCATCCGACCAATCATCCCAGTTGTTAGGCCAAGTATCCCAGTTATTAGGTATGTCATCCCAATTTACTAATCCCCCAGAAGCATTAGCGTGATGCCTAGTAGAGGTTAAGTTAGTTGATACCCTTACAGTTCTAGTTGACCCTGTGTCTAAGTAACCTGTGAACTCATATGTACCTGTAGAGGGTGCAGTAGCAAAGCTAGACAGTCTTAACTCATCAGGGTCTGGGCCTGTAGCTACAGCTACGTTAGTCTTACTACCAGCGAAACTTGGGTTCTCAGTGTCAGTCTGTGATGTCCCTAACTCAGGTAGTTCAGATGGTAGAACAACAACAGAGGCTACAGTACCTTCGTTACCTGACTTATCATAAGGTTCAATAAAGAATGTCCCTGAGATAGCTGGGTAAGCTACTGATGTCGCTGGTCTAGCAACCTTATTGATTATGACTTGGGGTGAACCATCAGTGAATGTAGCTGTAGTTGATGAGCTATGCCATAGTCTGTAATACGACAGATCAAAGTCAGTTGAAGCAGTCCAGCTAAAGAATAGAGTACCACCAGATAACTGCTTTTCAAAGGTAGATGGGGCAGATGGACCAGTAGTGTCAGCTTCTACAGTCTTCTGTGCGTCTGTAAATTCACCCTTAACACCAAAGGCATTGATAGCTCTAGCTCTGACATCATAGACAATAGTACCCGCTGCACCAGCTAAAGGTGTCTCAATGTCTAAGATCTCAAATCTACCTAAGTCACCTGTGCCTAAGACACTGTAGTCTGTGTCTGTAGACTTCTTAAACTCTACTTCGACGTAATCTACACGTTCAAAGGCTGTAGCTGATACATTAACTACAAGTACGTTAGTTACATGCTCGTTGATAATTCTATACTCTTGAGTAAGAGCTATAGCTACAGGTGGTACATCAAATGGTGATGGTAAGGTTGTATTATCACTTTCGTATACTGCACCATCGGAGACTTCATCAAAGACAGATTCACTGATTTCTCTGAGAGTCATACTTGTTAGAATATCGTACTCATCTCTAATACCAAAGTCCCAAGTAACAACCTCAAATTCTTTATTATCAAAACCTAGTCTGGTGTTGGTAAGACGTATGATGTCTCCAACTTGAACTTGAAAGGCTTTCATTCCAAAGGTAGCTTGCACAGTAAGCTGCTGTCTATTACGCTCTAATGTAATACGAGCTAGGCGTCTAGCTTCAGTTGTGTTATCTGTGAATGGTAATTCTAAGTCAATCACACTTTCCTGTCCACCATCAACAGCTAAGAATGAATCATAAGTAGCTGAGTTGAGGATAGGTACTTGGGGGAAGTCGGAAGGCTGATAGTCGCTCTCTGGACCTCTAAATGTACCTTTAACTACGTTGAAATTCTCTCTGCGTGAATGTCTTGTAGAGATCTGTATTCCTGACCTAAGATCGTCCTCATTAAGATCTAATACTGGGTCTGTATAGTAAGCTGGCTTCATTCTCCACTTACCTTGAGCATACCATAGTAAACCACCCATAGAAGTGGATAAATTAATGATGGCATCGTAGGGCGTAGTATTAGTGGTAAATGCTCCATTAAGAGAGAACTTAGTTCCACCTGATAGAGTAGGGTAGTTTAAGTGGTCACAAACATTAGCCGCTATAGTCACAAGATCATCATCTACACTCTCAATGTCTAAGATCTCAAATCTACCTAAGTCACCTGTGCCTAAGACACTGTAGTCTGTGTCTGTAGACTTCTTAAACTCTACTTCGACGTAATCTACACGTTCAAAGGCTGTAGCTGATACATTAACTACAAGGACGTTAGTTACATGCTCGTTGATAATTCTATATTCTTGAGTAAGAGCTACAGCTACAGGTGGTACATCAAATGGTGATGGTAGTGTAGTGTTGTCAGTCTCGTAGACTGCACCGTCAGAAACTTCATCAAAGACAGATTCACTGATTTCTCTGAGAGTCATACTTGTTAGAATATCGTACTCATCTCTAATACCAAAGTCCCAAGTAACAACCTCAAATTCTTT